AGATGGGTCTATTTCCCATTCTTTATAATCTGTATGTCTTTCATTAGCCATGTAATACTCCTATTTGTCCATGAAATTAATTAGGGTTATAAAACCACCCATTACAGCGGATGTGTGGAGTATTAATACGCTTAAAGCTATAACTACTGTTTTACCGCCATATATTCTGCTTCTCCACATCTTAAAATCATCAAGAGAATTATGAACGCTTTCTAAACTAGAGCATAAAGTAGCATTTAAAGTATTTTGACTTTCAATATAAGCATCGAGGCGTTCCATATAAACTGCTAAGTTTATTTCGGTTGAATTTACTATACTGCTCATTATTTATTCAGTCCCATAAATTTATCTCCCGATTAAAATTTACAAATAAATTTAAAAGTAACCACGCCCCAATTTGGGGCGTGGCTAGATAATTATTTACTATGCATCGTAACCGTAAAGTTTAATTACAAATTTACCGGCTGTATACGCATTATCTGACGTTGACCCACCATTAGTTAGATATAAATATCCATCTGCTGGGGGCACAGTAGTAAATCCTTGTGATGCTGCAGCAGTCCAAGCCCCACCATGGGCTAACAAAGCTGTTTCTGTTAGGTCTGCAATTGCTGCGTCCTCTGCACCGGTAGCTACAGTAGCTGAGTAAACATCAATGTCTGTTGACCCGCCAGCGGGTACTTCAATGCATGTCATATACCCACCTAATATAGTTCCGTTTGTAGCGGCGGTTATTTGACCAAAGTGACAGTTTGCAGTCCCACCATCTTTACCAATAATATCACCAGCAACATTAGAAGCGAGACCAGTTATATCAAAAACGAGAGTTGTCTCAATAATAGTACCTTGCTGTACTACTCCAGCTTTATAAAGAGTGCCAGTACCAGTAGTAACACCAGTTCCCGCAGTCATTTGAGCTGTAGTTCCTAATGCTACAGTACCAGTAAATTCGGTAGCTGCTGATGTCACATTAAGAGAATCTCCATCCCATGCAATTGTAGCATCACTACCTGTACCAAAAATGATAGTTTCATCATCAGCGAAATAGTTAAAGTCATAACCTAATGAAGACCGGGCAAGTACCCTAGTATCACCAGTTACATCAGACATTTTAAATGAATGTTTTACCATTTAATTCCTCCAAATTATGGCGATTTTATTGTACCGCCGACATATAAATGTTCATTATTTTCATTATAATGAGGGGTGGGTTTCCCCACCCTTCATTAATAAACTCTAAGATTACGCACTAAGGTCGGCAATCTTAGCTTGCACCCAAATATTCTTACATCGCATCTCACCCATGGTATAGAGCAAGCCCCGTACCACTAGAGCATTAGCAGCGAAGTAATCCCTGTTCTCTATATATTGAGTAGGCTGAGCCACAGCCACCTCTATATAATCCGTATCGAGTACATAGACGTTAGAACCTAGAACAGCATCTGCTGTAGATACAGATTTAGGCACATCAGCATCTGGGAGTATCGGAATACCCTGATAAGTAGCTAAAACAAGTCCTGTTCTAGTACCTGGATAGGTCCGTTCGGATCCTACGCCAACTTGATATTCTTCTTGTCCCATATACCTTTGGTTAGAGTTGAGCAATCTTTCAAGATTGAAATATTGATCGTGACCCAAAAGTATTAGTTTTGGCTCTCCACCATTCTGCCTTACTTTCTGTATAGCTGTATCTATCAAATTCAAAGATAGAGACCTTCCTGTACCACTGTTATATGATACGGAAGCACCGGCATCCCAATCACCAGCAGTTCTGCCTGCTAATGTTAGGTCATAAGCTCTTGTTCTAGCAACACCACCACCAACAGCAGCACCGTCTTCAGAGACGATGTCGTCAATTGAAGTCATTCCAGCTCTGGAATATATGTATGCTACGTCACCGTCAGCAAAGGTTGTGCCAGAAGCTACGGTAACTACACCAGTTGAGGTGTTAACTGCGGATACAGCAGAACCAGAAGTTCTATCGTGTCCAGTTGCCGAAACGTCATACTGCGATACTGCATCTCCAATTTTGAAGTGTTTTGCAATAGCAGCAGGAACTGTGAATGAAGTCGTTGCTCCAGCAGATGTTAAATAAGCTGAACCAGCCATTATTTCTTCATTTATTTCCTTGATGTGGTCTAACTGAGCATTTTCGTTCTCCAGTGCCAGAACATCTCCAACACCACCCTCTAATTGTGCTGTGAAGACTGACTTCACGGAAGCACCGAAAGTGGTTGAAACAATTCTAGGTAAACTCTGAACTGTTTCTATATTAGAGACATCTACTGTTGGTAGAGTTCCAGTCTCAGTTACAGGTCGTGAACGTCCGGAACCTCTATCGGTCCTTACCCTCCAACCTGCTGTGTTTCCCCATACGACGCGGGGAATAGCGTTGAAAAATCTGGTTTGGTTGTTTAGAGCCTGCCAGACTTTTCGTCCATAAGTTGTGTTAAAAATACCTGTAGCAGTATCAACGGTAAAGTATGACTGCTTTTGCAGATACTCTTCACCAAATACTGACTGATACAATCCTCGTTTGGACTGCGCCAGATATTCTGATAGACTTGGATTAGCCATTAGCCAATATCCTCCTGATTATTTATTAATTAATTGTTTAACCTAAAAGTTCCTGGGGCACTCCATCAGTGTTACCTGTGTGGATATTGTGCTGTAGATCCCTAAGTTCCTTATATGATAATGAAGTCAATTGGTCGGCAACATCACCATTATCGGATTTAACTAGTGGAGTAGTATCTACTCCTAGACCTTCGGATACTTTAGGAGCTTTAAGTGAAGTCAATTCAGTGAAACCCATTTTTCGTAGGCGCTCTTCTGCTAGATCGTTACTATTAGTAAGAGCTTTCTCCAAAGCAGCAATCTGCTTCTTCATCGACTTCAATTCGTCTGACTCTTCTTCGTCTTCTCCATCTTTTTCAGGAACATCAGCTGCTTCATCATCCTCATCATCTTTGACTGCATAAGCCATTCCACCCTTTTCTTTTTCCTCTTCCTCATCATCTTCTTTCTTAATACTTGCTTGTATTGTATTTTGTTGCTCTTCTATATCAGTAGAAATGTCTGCATCCTCTGAGCTGTCATCCGCATCAGCTGCGGTTCCAACGGAATCAGCAGGTCGAGAATCACCACTAACATCTAATCCAGCCATTTCGTCTTTCAAAACAGAAAGAACTTCACTTGCAATTGATTTAACTAGGTCTGCTTTAGCAGCTTCACTAGCTTCTGCTTGCGCCTTCTCAATAGCATAAGATTCCTCTTTTGCTAATCTAACATCCATTTTCTGTAAAACTTCTGCTACAGCGGCAAGTGCAAGGTTAGTACCTTCCATTTGTTTTTCGATGCGTTCTGTTACATCTGCCATAAAACCATACCTCCATGAGATAAATTACTTTTTATCCATCGTGAAGGTTGGTCTGAGCCACCTCCGACCTTCATAATAGAACTAAATATAACGCTATAAAATAACGTCAATATATTATACTCATTAAACTTGAAAATCCTACAGAATTATATAAGGTATAATATATTTAGTGTGTATCGTGGGTCTTGGGTAGTCCATTTGCGTCTAAAAAGATCATTTCTTTTCTAAAATCATATAGGGGTACTTGTATAAGTTTCTTTTGTTTTTCTACTTGAGTGCCTTCGGGCGTAAATGCTTCAATTAAATCTAATACCTTACCTACCATTCTACTATGTATAGCCACTATATATTCTTGTGTTGGTGTTACTTTACTAATATCTACCATTATTTCCTCCGGGTTTAAGAAACTATCCTATCCCTGATCTGATTTGATCTGTTTCTAATTTTTTTATTGTAAGTTTTTTGGGAAATAGTTTTTTAGCTAAACTATCTTCACTGCTAAGTGTATACTTCCAAACCCTTTGAAGCCATTTATTCCCTTTGTGTTTTATTTTCCCCTGGTCTAGTGAGGCCCAAAAACTATTATTTACATACACTGGTTTATAATATTTCTTATAAGTTTTAAAGTGTTCTCTTACCCTCTTACCCTGTCTCATGTAAGATCTAGTATAAGCGCTCCACGGATATTGACCAGTTGCATCAAGTTCTTGTGGTGTCACCTGTTCACCTTCATGTAATGCGTATGCATATGAGGCAGCATATTTAATACTAAAAGCCTCTCCCTTAGTATAATCAGCTTCGGATAAAGTCGCGCTATCTCTTAAATTACCGCTTTGTAAAGGTACTTCTTCTTGAGCGGTTTTGTATGTTGAATTACCTAATTTTTTAAAGTAAGGTTTTTCTAATCTAAGTAACTCAGACTCGAATATATTAATCATCTCTTGTGTAAAAGGTTCGTTTAAAATATCTCTTTTAGCTTTAACCATAATAGTTATTATACTTAAAAAATTTAGTTACTCTTCAATTAAAGAAGACCAAATGAGTGGTACATCATCATTAAACTTATTTTTACTCCTATCATATCTATTTAAATAAATTATTTCTTTACCTATATAGCCATACTTAGGGTGAAAATATAATGCTAATTGTTTCGGTTTAGTGGCTGCATGAAGTCTTTGTAACGCAAATTCATCCGGTCCTTTCATACATCCTGCGATATGAAGAGACCCAGTTCCTATATCAATCTCATCCACACGATGGAAATGTCCAATAATAGCAGAATCAAATTGTATTACCTTATTAAAAGGATTTTGATTACCCACCTCACTATTAACGTTCTTTTGATATTGTAAAACTCCCCGCAAAGAAGTTATTGCTCTTGCAATGGACATATTACTACCAGCTCCAGAAATACTATCCCCATGCATAATTAATATTGTATTGTTATATATGGAGAATGTGTTTATAAAACTTTTAGGGATGTCAAAGATTAAATTCTTTTGGTTTTTACAAAAAACACTTACCCATTGATACATCATAAAGTCCCAGTCCATATACTTATCCTTCATAGGAGGTTTCCTGGTCATTCGACCATGATTACCAACCACGCAAGGTACTCGTATGGATTTAAAATGAGGAGCCAAAAACATCAAGGCTTGTGCTATCAAATTAGCACCCCTTATCATCTGTTCCATACAGTTAGATATATTTGACCTGGCAAGTTCCTCATGTATATCTCCGGATATCATATCCCCAAGCATAGGAACTATTAAATCATCTACTTTAGCAATATTTCTTCGGTAATTAACTAGATTTAATAATTGATTCGCCCACCCATATAAGCGTTGATTAAAAATATTGAAATCATATGTATTAAGACCAACCATCTGTTCAGCATCTACTGATTCTCCTATATGAGTATCAGATAACGGAGCCACAACAGTTTGGGTATGCTTACCTACAAATTTACCTTTAGGGGGGTTATACCTAACTGAAGCTACAGGCTTAAACCTGGGAGCTAGGTGTTTAATAGAATCAATTATTAATTCTTTTTTAATGTTATCTTTAAGGAGTTGCTGGTATAACTTTTTATATAAGGTCGATTCACCTTTAGAATGAGCAACCTTTTTATCTAATTTTATCCTATCTTCTGGAGGTAAGAACTCCTCTTCTTCCGCCCATAATTCTTTCTCGTGACAACGTTGAATCGACGTTCTGTGAACCTTTACTCCGTACTTTTCGTTCACCCAATCCGCTATCGAATCCCACGTCATCCCCTCCGAACGTTTTTTTATTATCTCTGATTTTGCCTGTTCTGGAATCATAATTTCTCCTGATCTTTAAATTAACTGTTCTCCCACATACAATACAATGTAAATCCCCATCTATGTCTATATAGGTAGGGCCATCGCATTTAAAACATAACTTAGAATACATAATTAATCTTTTTCTTTAATTTGTTGGGTATGATCCATTTCAAGATGGATTAACTTCTTTCTCTCAGAAACTATCTTTTTTTATCTCATCGTCTTCCGGAATTTCAATTTCAATTTCTTCTTCATCGGAATCTAGTTCATCAGCTGGGGTATCTAATGTTATATTTAACCCCGCAGGTGCTGCTGTTGAAGCCTTCCCCGTATCATTAGGATCATTCCCCTTATCATCTTGACTATCATCTAATTGCTTAATGCGTTTAATTTCATCGTTTTGTTTTAATGCAGCTTGTTCATCTGGCTTCGCATCAAATTCTGAAGGCTCCACATTAGTATCTTCGGGAGATTCTTCCTTCTTTTTCTTCCAGTCAATTCTTGGGATTTGGTCATTTATCGAGGAACCACTATTTTGTTGGGTAAAGCGTGAATTACTCTCTTTACGAAGCTCTAAGGTAACCCAACTGATTAAATCCACTAAAGGTTTTGTATTGGATTTCTTCATCTTTTGTTCGGGGCTGTTATCTGTGAGGAAATCAGCAAGCCTGCCTATACCAGTTTTCCCTTTTGTTTTCTTTTTCGGTGCTTTATGTCTACCATATGTTGGTGAAAATATCC